GGGCTGTTGGCATATTGTTTCAGGCCAAATCCTCAATCACTGGCGCTTTACGCCATTCCTAAAAGCGGGCAGCAGGCAATTCCAGCACATTCTTTCAGTAACCAGTTGGCAGATTATCCCCACATACTCAATACTCTGTACCTACACCTTCCTTAACCGCTCTGCTTAACTACTCGTTGAGTGGTATTCGGTTTCCTTTCCTTAACCTGTATTGTCATTCCGTAATTCCATAAATCCCGTACCCATCGAGCTAAACAAACACAATAAGGTGTACAGCCGTGCTCCGCTTGGCTCCGCTTCGGTCCCGATGTTACGCAAATCGGCAATGGGGTGGGGTCTATTTAATATGGGGCGGTAGTTTTATTAGTATATATACCTCCTCCTGTGAGTAGACCCCTACAAAATGCCCTCAATTTAGTAATTAGTCCGATAGAATGGGGGCATTAGGTGGGGAGAGCCATTTTCCATGGAGGGTTGGGGTGTGTGGCGTTAAATATTTCTCAACAGGGCAAGGTGTGGCACGCCTTTTGGGTGAAGTGTGGCACAAAGCATTGACAAGGTGTGGCACATTCTGATAGTATCGGGTATGGCGACTAAATTATATCGTGCGGTGGTGTATATAGACCGGGAGAAGTACAGGCTTCTCAAGCAGAGGTTGGGAAAGCGGAGCGTTAGCGACTGGTTTAGGGAGAAGATTGATGGGGATGATGGCCTAGACCCGGTTTTTGCAGAGAGGGTTTGGAAAGAGTGGGGGCTGGTTAAGGAAGCGGCGGTATCCCCGGATGAGTTTGAGGGTAAATTAAAAGCCATTTTAAGACAATGACCAGACTTATAGAAGAAAGGTTTGAAAAGGAGCTCAAGAAACCGCCTTTAGTGGAGGGGGGCTTTAGGGGTGGACTTAGTAAATATGGTACACAGAGCGCTACTTGGACTGCCAGGAAGAAGATAGAGAAGAAGTACGGGTATAAGCTGACCGCTTCGCAGTACAGGCTTTTGAAGGCTATACGGATTGTTGTCTCCCGCGGAGAGCGGGCTAATTTGAAGATGCTGGCTAGGGAGGCTGGATGTAAGGAGGGAGAGGTTTTGACTGTAGAAGACCGCATTCTTGGGGTTATTCCAGACAAGGTGTTTGACGCCATTGTGGGGTCTGGGGAGAAGGATATTATTATGAACCTTGCCAGGCTTATAAACTGGGATGGGGATCCGAAGATTAGTCTTGCCGCCATGCGTTTTTGGGCTGAACTGAATGGTAAACTAATCCCCAAAGAGGCGAGGTTTAGCAAGGTAGACATAGGGCCTGTAGATAAACTAGAGATGAAAGACTAATGAAGACCGTAGTTGTTTGTGTGTGCCAGCAGTGCCTTAAGACTGTTGGGCGGGACAATACTGTTATAGTCCAGATTCCCCGTGGGAGAATGGTTCAGAATGTACGAATGTGTCGTGATTGTTATGCACAGAGAGTGAGCGGGCAGATTCGAGACCGGGTCAGAAGGATGGGGCTCCCGGAAGGGCCGATTAACAGAATGCTTCAAATGGGAAAAATCAAGGAACATCCGATAGAAACAGCGCTCAGGTTTGGAAAGAGGATAAAGGAGGGGGCCAATGCCTGATATTCATATACTGGAAGACTACAAACCCTACCCTCCGCAGCGGGCTTTCCACGAATCACCGGCCAAGTACAGACTGTACGGTGGCGCCAAAGGGGGCGGCAAAACCCGCGCTATTATCGCGGAAACGATTATGCGCTCCCACCGTTATGGCTTTCCCGTCTCGATTGGCATAGTCAGAAGAACTTATCCAGAACTAAACCGCACCATTATCCGTGAAATGCTTACCCTTCTTGACCTCAAATTATACAGATATAATGCTACAAACCATGTTCTTACATGGATTGAGGGCCCTGGAAAGGGCGGGACTATAGACTTTGTTCACCTTGAATCCGACGAGGACGTTTATAGATATAAGGGGCACCAGTGGGACTTTCTTGGCTGGGACGAACTTACTGAGAATACTGAATACCAGTTTGTGTACCTTCTCGGCTCTCTTCGCTCTACTAAAAAGGGGATTAAGCCTAAGTTCTACGCGGGAACCAATCCAACAGGGCTCGGCGCAGGCTGGGTTAAGGAAAGGTTCATAGACAAGAATTCAAAAGCACCAGGGTATGACCCGAATGAATATGATTTTATACCGGCGTTGGCGACTGATAATCTTCAGTTGATGAAGAACGACCCCGACTACGTTAAAAGACTAGAGATGCTCCCCGAAGAAGAGAGGAACGCACTTCTTTATGGCTCCTGGGATTCTCTGCAAGGGTCTTTCTTCTCTGAATTTAATATAGAAAAGCATGTAGTCAAGGAAGGAGAAATACCGGCAGACTGGAAGCTAATTCTTTGCCTGGACGAGGGTAGGACTACAGACCCGCGCGCCGCCCACGTTCTTGCCGTAGACGCGGAAGCCCACGTATGGGTGGTGTGGGAATATTACGAGAAGGGGAAGAACCTCAAGGAAGGGTTGGAGGAGATTAGGGAGCGACTAAAGGAAGCTAAACTGTGGGATCGGATATATAAGTTTGTAGTGCCTCCAGATATAAAGAACACCTCCACGGCGGATGGAATCGGATCTATAAAGATAATGGAAGACATGGGATTTGGATTTGAACTCGGCACTCCAGAGATGGCGAACCGAGACCGGCAGGACGGTTGGCGCACGTTTAAGAATTATCTCACCTATAGAGGGGCGGAAGAACCCCTGCTGAAGATTTATTCATGTTGCCATAACCTAATAAGAACCATTCCACAGATGGTATATTACAAATCGCACGGTGGGAAAAGGGAAGACCTGGACGGAAGGCTCGAGGACCACGCGAGCGACAGCGTCCGGTATGGATTGATGTCACTTGAGTGGCGCCCCGGGAGGTTTGCCGGGCTTGCGGACGGCCAGAGAGGGGAGTCCGTGCAGATTGTGTCCCGTTCGTACAAGCCGAGAAACATTTACGACACTTTCAGGAGTGGGGCTTGACAGCGCGCGCCTATTCGTGTAATTGTATTTTATATAATTAAAAAACAAACCAATGAAAAGATACGAGGTTTGGCTACACAAGTCCTATCCCAACGATTTATTCTGGACGGACTACGACCCCACATTGCTTTCTGCTGCCCACGCCGCCGAATTCAAGATTTTCTCCAAGAATAGAATTACTGAAATGGCGGAGGAGCAGGCTACATCACAGCCGCGAGTAGACTACTCAATGGTGCTTCGAGAGTTTCTGGACGAGAAGGGAAACAAGAACGAGGTGGCATTGATGAAAGAAACGTCGAGACACAGGGGGAGAATGGGAAGGAAGGCCGTGTGGGTACTCAAGAAAGGGCAGAGAATCAAGATAAACGAGCTTGCATACCGGAGCCTTAATGTCCGGTTTGGCAGACACGAACTCACAGAACCAGACAAGACCAAGTCCCATATAGGGTTCCTGGAGTTCGAGATGGTGGAAGATGACGCCCCAGAGCCGGAGTTTATAAACGCAGGAGAGTTTTTGAATGTTGATAGTGTAAAGAAAGATATAGATAAGACCGCAAAGGAAGAAGACAAAGATAAGGCCGTCTCTGAACCTGTGCCGTCCAAACCTACTTATATATGTCCCGCGTGTCACGAGGAGGTAAAGAGTGCAATTGGGCTCAACTCCCATGTCAGAAATAAGCATCCGGAGCAGTATGAGGAGTTTAGGGATACAGCATGGAAAGAGATAAAGAAATCGGCTCCAAAGTCCGAGTAGAAGACCTAACCTCGGAACCCGAGTTCTGGGGATGGTTTGACGAAATATCAAAAAAGACTGCGAACCAGTGCTTCGAGATATACTACGGGTGTGTAGATTTAGTAAGAACCGAAACCCCAATAGAAGACCCCAAGAAGCTGAAGGGCGTTGCCTTTGGTAGCCTTGTTCACGACGATCTTGGCTGGTCCCTAGAACAGCGATACAAGCCACGGAAGATTAGCGCGGGTGGCAAAATTAAAATAATTTGCCTACAAGTATAATGGAAAAACAAGATGTTGCTCCCGCGCAACAGAAATCAGCGGGAACGGTTCCCAGTAGAAGGTGGAGGAAAGGACAGAAAGACACGGTTAAAAAATACCGCCAACTCTACACTGACTATAGAGACGCCCGGGGTGGGTCGTGTTACTGGCCAGCGCTCGGAGTCGGAGGGAACAACTGGCTGGACAAATGGGATCAACAGGAAAAGGTTTACACACAGTATTGCGAACTACCAGCCGAAGACGATTATAGGTCGAACGTGAAATCCCCGATGACTTTTGGGCGGGTGGAAATGACTATGCAAAAACTACGCGGACAGCCACTTGGTTTTCTGGTCACACCCGGAGCCCCAGAAGACAAACGGAAAGCCTTACTGACAGAACTTATTATGAATGCCTGGGAGCAGAATACCGCAGTCGGCGCATCACTCTTTACTGCCGAAAAGGACGCGGTTATTCACGGCTGTTCGTTCCCCAAAATTACCTATATCAAGAAAACCCGAAAGGTGCAGATACCGCTTACCTCGGCTACGAAGATGACCAAGAAGGAAAAGGCGAGACTGAAGGAAGGGGAGACAATATACCGAGAGGTGGAGATTGATGACTTTGACGACATAGCTATAACCCCAACCAAGATTCAGTCAATATATGTAGACCCCGCCGCGAGAAACCTACACGGAGTCGAATATGACGCGCAGGCGGTAGTGGAAAGAATGCTCCCTTCACTGGAGCAGTTCAAGGCAATGTACGAAAACGATTCCGAGGCGCAGAATGTAGACCTTGTTAAGGCGGGTTCTGCATACGAAGACACCGGGGATATGGAATTCTTTAAGCCACCAAAGGACGTGGATGTTCAGGACTACGTAGAGCTTCTGCACGTGTGGGATAAAAAGAACGACCGGTACGCGGTTTTGGCAAATGACGTTGTTATCAAAGACATTCCGCTTCCGTATATTCATAAACAATTACCGTATATCAAACTGAGTGCAATCGAAAACCCGCACCAGTTCTACGATATAGGGCTTCCGGATACACTGATCGCACTACAGTCAGAAGAGGAGCAGTTAAAGAATATGATTTATGACTATCTGCATATCACTGGAAACCCGATGATGACCGTGGTCAAGAACATATACGGGGAATTCAGCAGACAATACACCGAAGGGCGCCCTGGTCTTTTGCTTCCAGTTAGAACGAATGATGATGTTAAACCGCTTGCCTTTCCAGCGATGAACTTTGACTTCTGGCGAGCGATAGAGGGGATAAACAAAGACGCGGTTATGTGTACGCAATTAGACCCATCTCAACTCGGTGTAGTCCAGAAATATGTGTCGGCTACCTCGGCAATGGCAACGCGCGAGATTGTAGACGCTTTTATTAATAATCTCCTAAAGTCTTTTTCGGCAGGACTTACTGTCGCGGCGTACCAAGTATATGAACTTATGAAGCAATACTATACGGTTCCGAGAGTGGAAAAGATCGCGGGGGAAACGCTGAAGAAGGCATACAGGAAGATGGCTCTACACGGAGTAAAGATTAACACTGATACGATGGAGATTAAAAAGACAGGCCCGGGAACGATGGACAGCGTAGAAATAAAAGAGGACTTCTTCGATACTGAGGCTAAGGTTGATATACGTATTAGACCAGAGGCACTAGAAGTTATGTCACCAGCTATAGAGGCGCAGAAGATGGAGACCGCGCTGGCTCAGTTGGCTCCATTCATGGCAGACCCAACTAGCGAGAAGTCTATGGCTACAGTTCCGTTACCGATTATTGACGCAAGAAGAGCAGTAGAAAAGTATATAGAAACACACAAGATACCAGCAGATATTGTTATAAGCCCGGCAGAAGACGAAGACGTCGAGATTAGAAGAGCCGAACTACAAGGGAAAGAAATACTAGACGGCGGGGACATACAAGGAATACCGGGAGAGGGTTATGCGCACAAGCTAATACACTACAAACAATTGGCAGGGGTGCAGGAAGAGGTGGTGGATGTGCAAAACAGAATGATGAGGGGAGAACTCCCGCCAAGGGATTACCAAGCGGCTGAAGAACTACAGACAATTGTATCCGCACTGGCGAAACATCTTGAGACAGATAATATGCCAAAGGGGGCGGAGGCGCAAGTCGGAATGGCCATGGCTCAACCGGCAGTTCCTCCCGACGCGACGGGTGGTTCCCCGGCAGTACCTATGCCTGCGGGACTAACTCCGCAAGGAGGGAATGGCGCACCAGTACCGATGGGCGGGAATCAAATGATGGGTGGTCCACCGATTATGGGCGGCGCAGGCGGGCAGGGCGGAAGACCCCCAATGATGGAATCTGGTTTACCTAATATGTAGAAGTATGACAAAAGAAAAAGAAGTCAAAACAGTGGCAGAGCAGAACCCATACATGGCGAGCTTTTCCGATTCCGAGTTGGCGAGAATGTCTAAGCTGAAATCACTCCCGGGATGGGACGAGCTAAATAAACTCGCTAGGCTGTTTTACACAGAAGCAAGCGGAGCCGCACTGGATTCGGTTGCGCAGGATGACGCAACAGCCCTGAGGGAAATGAGGCTTTTGTCCTATGGGCGGCTTGGCACGTCGTTTATTTTGGACGCTCCGAACAAAGCAGAACTAGAAATGGAGAATCGGGAAAAGAAAAAGAAAGGGGCTTGACAGCATATTGGGTTTACTGATAGTTTAGGACAATGGAATAAGAAAGGAGAGTAGCCATACGATTAACTAGATTGGCACGGTTAATTTTGTGGCTACTTTTTTTGTTCTTTATATAACCAAATACAGTCGTGGCTGACGAAGAAAAAGCTAAGGACACGGCAGAGGCCCCTGTTAAGGACGCCGAAGTCGAAGTTCCTGAGACCCCTCCCTCTAGCGAGGAGGACGTCGAAAAGGAAGCTAGTGAGGATACCCAACCAGAAGAGGTTGACGCACCAAAAGAAGACATAGTCCCGAAGGAGCATTATGACTCCGTGAAGGGCAAGGTCTCCAGTTTAGAGAAGAGGACAAACGAGTATGCTGAGAAGGCGGGCGCGTTTGAGACCATCAATGAATTGGCTGCGAGGAACCCTGAGTTTAAGCGGGCCATTTACCAGGCAATGCTTGGTGCGGGCAAGATTAAACCAGACGAAGTTCCCGCGGACGTGTTCGGAGAAGTTCCTCAAACCGCAGTCCCTACTCCGCAAGGCCTTACTCCAGAGCATATGGCTGCACTTGAAGAAGCGACAGTCCAGAAAAGAGTTCGGGAGGAAGAGCAGCGGAAGACAAGGGATAAGCAACTATCGGCAGCGCTTGACCTCGAAGAACGCCATAAAGACATCACCGAGGGAACGGAGTCGGTAGTCAAGGCAAGGCGAGAGCTTATTGGCGCAAAGGCCAGAGCGGTCTCGTCTCAGCGCGGAGTCTCTTTTGAGGAAGCGCTTGAGGACGCCTATGTTTACGAACTCCATCCAGAACGACTGAAGGAAGAGGGGATGTTAGAAGGGCTCGCCAAGGCACAGCAGGTTAAATCAACTGTTGGCACTGGCGCTGGTTCTGTACCTAAACACCACACGTCAGGAACTGTCAGTGAGGATCAGCGGGCAATGGCTAAAGAGTTTGGGCTGGAAGATGATGATTTAATATCCCAACTTTCGTCCACTCGAGACATTAGCATAGACGACTATAAAAGGATGAAGAGCAAGAAGTAGTATCTGATATTAATTAATATATACTACTATGTACGGAGCAAAAGTTATAGGCTCATTATCGCCTATTGACTGTGTGTTGCGTGAATATAATGCTGCTGGCGTTTTTGCCGCGAATGACTTTGTTAGATTCGACGGTTCTACCGGAGAAATTGTCGTTGGCACTACTACAACAAGCATTCTTGGCGTAGCACGAGAGGCCGCAACCGCCGAATCTACCGTAGTTCAAGTAGATATTACCCCTATGATGCAAGTCATTATGGACAACGACAACACTGGAGAAACCTTCGCGGCGACTCACGTTGGCGAATGGGGCGAGTTTACTGGAGCAACTGGTGCGATGCTGGTGGATACCAACACTCTTTCGACAACGAAAGCGCAGTTGATGGTTCTTGAGTACAACCCACAAGGGTTTGGACTGAATAGCGATACCTCGATTGGTAAGTTCTTAGTGACCGAAAGATCACTCAGCGAGCAAGCGGCTGCGTAGCGCTTGGTTCTTTATATTATTTGAGTTTATACTAACATGGCAGTTTCATCGCCTGCGACAATGGCCAGCGATCCCAAGTTAATCGACCCAGGGATTAAAAAGGTTTTTTTCGCAGAATTCGAAAAACTAGACTCCGTGCTAGACAGAGTGTTCAAAGTCGGAACCGCAAACACCGCGTACGATGAATATACTTCGTATGCAGGATATGACGATCCCGAACTTTTGGCAGAAGGGCAAACCTACAGTGGAGATGCTCCACTAAAGGCGTATGACACTACACTAACGACCAAGAAATATGGTCGAAAGTTCCCAGTATCGTACGAGTTGTCCAAATTCCAATACCCTCGAGTAGCTGGAAACACGGAGAAAATGGTAACAAGCTTTAGGATCGGAGCAGAAAGAGTGGCGGCAAGCGTGTTTAATCGCGCTACCAACACCTCTTACACCTCATACGGTGACGGACTTCCAGCGGGAAGCACCGCGCATACCGTAACCGGTGGTGGCTCAAACCAGTCCAACGCATCATCCACATCAGTTCCGCTGACATCAGCGAACCTTGATGACGCAATCACTTCAATGATTGAAACATTGGATGACCGTGGACAACCCGCAGAGGTGGTTCCAGATACACTGGTTGTGCCTCCTGCGCTTCTCAAGAAAGCCTTGGAGATTGTGAAATCAGACAAGGAATCAGGAACGGCTAACAACGATGTTAATGTGCAAACATTGACTGAATATGCTGGTTCTCTCCTGAACGTGGTTTGTTGGAAGTACATCGGCGCGGCATTTGGCGGATCTGATACCAGATGGTTCTTGCTTGATTCATCGAATCACCAAGTAACCTGGAACTGGGCGGAAAGGCCCCATATCTGGCTGATGGAAGATGCGGCTGATAGCAATACCGATATGCACACCTGGAAGGGACGCATGATGTTCCAGTACGGCTGGACTGATTGGCGTGGAATCTGGGTAAGCAATGGTACTGGCGTAGCTTATTCTAGCTAGAGCACATTAAAAACTACTGGATACGGGTGAGCATTATTCGAGTTTCCGCCTGGCGGTTAGAGGATAATGTGGAGTCCAAGTGGCTGAACACGGCTGGCTAGATGCGCCCGTATCTTATTAATTAAGTGTTACTAAAATGAGTACATTTGCAGATGGTCTATATCAGTGGGGCGGAGCTCCAGTTGGCGGCAACTCGCCAATGGAAGCCTATGCCGCACTGAGAGACCAGATATATTTCGTGGACGGAGATAGTGGATCTGATGGAAATTCAGGCAAAAAACCAAGTGAGGCGACGAAGACAATTCAAAAAGCGATTGATTTGGTAAGCGGTGCGGGTGCTGTAATTTATGTTTTCCCATTGGCAAACGATGCTCTGGATACAGACCCTGACAGCTATGCGGAAACATTGATTATTGGTAACGACACACCACAGCTTTCGCTGATCGGAGTTCCTACTGGAAGAACACAGGGCGGACTTCCTCAGCTAAAGATTGGCGGAGACTCGACAACGGCAATGATTGATGTTAGGGCTCCCGGATGCACCATTCGGAACATGGGAATCAATGGAGCGAGTTCAACAGGTGGTGGAATTAAATTGACCGATGATGGTGGAACAACGTATGTGTCATTCGGCACAACGATCGAAAACTGCCACTTCAAGAACTGTAAGTGTCATGCAACAAACGGCACGCTGGGCGGAGCAATCTACTCAACCGGTTCTCCAT